TACATGTCTTACTCCATGCTCATACTCTTCATTCCCTGGGAAAATCAGTAGTGTGCCTGGGGCTGGCCTCAAGTCTGAATTTTCTTTATTCTTAAAGAACAAAGTTCCATCCTTGTAGTCGTCATTAATATAAAGTATAGCAGCATATTTAATTGAAGGATCTGTATGCTGGTCTGTATGCTCTTTAAGTTCAACCCCAGTTTGCATTCTTTGAAGAGTGCCAAATCCAGCCAACTCTAAACTACTGTCTGCCAAACGAAGAAGGTCTCCAAGCCTTGTCTGTAAAATAGAACTAATTTTCTCATGTGTGATGTTTAGATTTTTATCATCCCACCCCCTGGTTATTTCAAATTTACCTTCAGCAACCAAGTTATCAACATCGTCCCTTCCAAACTTTTCCATACAAAACCTAGCAAGATTCTTTTGATACTCTATAGACCAGTCTTCTTCAGGAGTTTTATCGATTATATCTAAAATTGTTTTTAGTTCTTCTTCTTTTAAGAAGTTTTTTACAAATAGAATTTGGTCATGATAGACTTCTACATCGTAGTTGGCATCCAAAAATTCTTTTTCTAGGAAAGTACTCATTTTATAAATCGCTTACCTTATATTTATTTCCTTCTGAATCTAACTTCCAACCTTGCTTTAAAAGTTCTTGCCACTCTGCTCTTTCAATCTCTTGCTTTTCTCTAGTCTCTTTCATTTCTGCTGCCCACTCATCACGGAGTTCTTGTGGATAGTCAGACTCTTCTCTGTCATCCCAGAATGATCCAATAGTGTATCTTACTCCACTTGTGATTAAAGTTACTTCATGCATGTTATTAAATCCACCGTCAAAAACTGCAAGCATTCCGACTTTAGGCTGTATCTCTATGTCTTTATCTGGAAACTTTAAAAGACCACCTTCAAAGTCATCATTTAAGTATAAGAACCCAGCATATCTGCTTCTTGTAAATGCTCCAGACTTTCCATGCTCATCTGTATTATCAGAGTGCTTTCTTGCGTATGCTCCTGGCTCCCATTTCTGAGTATGGTAACCAATCTTAGAAATTATTTTTGGATCTAGGTCATGAACAGATGCAATTGCAGTAGGCATTGCAGACTCAATATCAGAAAATATTGTTGGCTCTAGTCCAGCATCAATAACTTCTTGGTCATTATCCTGTGGGAGCACAGAAGAGTAAGACTCATAAAAAGATATTGGCATCCAAGATATCTTTCCATTTTCTGCCTGTGCGTCTAGAGCCTGAACCATTTTCTTACAGTCTTCTTCGCTTATGAAATTTTCATAAACAACAATGTCTCTTGTAATTCTTTTTTTGTTATTTAGATTCATTTTATTCTTTTCTCCTTAGCAGCGCTTTCTTTGTTTGGGTGATCATCTCTAAACTTTTGCATAATATCATTTTGCATGTCTAGCCACTTATCCTTTCCAAACTCTTCTTCTTTTTTAAACCATTCTTCATCTCCAGGAGAATACTTCATCCAGTACATTCTAGAAAGATATTTGCTTGTTTTTGTTGCTGGCATGACTCCATGAAGATATACAGAGCCATTTTTAGTAAGTATGTCAGGATGACCAGATGGGAAAACCAAAAAGTCTCCTGCTTCAGGCTTGTACATATATGCTTCTCCATCAACAATAAAGTCAATTTCTCCACCCTCGTAGTCGTCATTGAAATAGACAAGAGCAGTTATTGCAAACTTATATCCTGGACTTGTAATTGGTTCTCTGATATAGTCTGAGTGATATGTCATTGCTACAGGGTCCTCTATGTCTGTTCTATATTTTGCTATAGATGGTCCAGACCTATTCCATTCTTTTATTTGCTGACCGTCTCTAGTAGTTACATATTTTTCTTGATCAATATCTATACCATGTCTTTTTGCATAGTCTTCAGTTACTGCATAAAAATTTTCAAGCAACTCAATAATTGCAAGTTTTTGATTTTCTTCTTTTTCTGTCTTTGTTTCTATGCCTTTTACATACTCTACAGTAAATCCAAATGGGTGATCTTTAAGTGTTGGACTAAGGTACTGACCAAAGTGTGACCACTGTGTCCATGGGCTAAATAGTCCATCCTCTCCTGAGTTATCTTTTAGTTCTTTAAAGAAGCCAGAAATATCTCCGAATGTGTTTTTATACACGAATATTTTAGGATATATTTCTATTGGATTTAACTCTCTGTCTGTCATGGCTTTCTATCTCCTGTGTGCTCTGTGATCTCCCAAAAGAATGGACAGGTGTATCTGATACCACTCTTAATCTCTGTTACTCCATGAACATACTCTTTATCCCCTGGGAAAAAATAAGCAGCGCCCTTCTTAGGCTTAAACTGAACACCTTGGTTAGGGAAGTAAAGTTCCCCACCTTCATAGTCTTCGTTTAGGTAGAAAAGACTTGATAGGTCATAGTTAGGAAAGTCATTTGGCATTCCTGCATCTGGTCCTTCATGTAATTCTTTGTCTGCATGAGGCTTTTGAAACTGTCCTGGAAGCCATCTAACAATTGTTGTTCCAGTTGGTATAACTCTTACCTTATAAAACTCTTCAACAATTGGCTGAAGTCTTTGGAACAATCCTGCTATAACTGGAGCAATGCTTGGATCATTTTTATCTAATGTTGGACTTGTTGCAACTCTATCTTTCCAATAATCAGAATCATATACAACGGTTCCGTTTTCATTAACATGGCTTTGAGTTACATCCCAAATAGTTAAAGACTTCGCAGCCTTTTCTAAAAAGTCTATCTCTTGCTGAGTCATAAAGTTCTCTAACTCAACAATCATCTCTTTCCCGTTACCAAACCATCCAGATGGAGTCATTGATGGGGTTCTCTGTACAACCTTGTAAGAATTATCTATTTGTTCCATATTTTTATTATATCACCATTCATCGACTAAATGGGGAACCTCCCTGATTTCTATTATCATTTACTCCAAGTTTTAAAGTCTTTACTTCATGAGACCCCAAAGATTCATTATTTTCGTTTACTGCGTTTCTATACCAATCTGTCCACTGACCAGAAGAATTTATTACCTGTGCAGCATCGCCATAAGAGATGTTTGCCTTTTCTCTTTTTCTATCAAAATCCTGATAATCTACAATATCAATTACTGTATTATTTAAATTGGATAAAGATATTGGTATTATTGTTCCTACTGGAGTTCCAGCCTTGATAACTACTCTTTTATCTGGAGTCTTTGCTTTGAGTGCCAGAGGAAGTGGGTTGTCATAAAAAGATGTGCTAATTAGTGATGACATGGTTTCAAAATCACTATTAAAATAATTTACTGGATTTATAGTTAACATGCTAATATCTTTATCTGTTCTGAAGATTAGACCAGTATTTAAACTTATTGAAGACTGACCTCTACCTGCGTAAGATCCTTCTGGCCCAAAGATCTGTACGTGATCTTGTGTCTGATCATTAACTCCATCCCAAACAAACTCAATATCCTCAATACAAGATAAACTCCACCCAATAACATTAGACTGTGTTACTGGGAAACATCTGTAGGCATGACCTTCAGAAGTGTTATCCATCCAATCTCTTTTTATTGACATTGGTTGTAAGTCAAACAAGGAATTTTGAGTTTTTTCAACAGATATGTTAAGCACTAGTCTACCTCAGAACTATACATTTCTGGGGTATGAAACTTTTTACTATAATCAAGCATTGTTACAATTGAATACTTAAGGCCTGAGTGAACTGGCATGGCCTGATGAGGATACATAAAGTTTGACGGGAAAACAAATAGGTCTCCTGCTTCTGGCTTTATCTTTAGATCTTGGAGTCTAAAGTATAACTCGCCACCTTCATAATCGTCGTTAGGGTATCCTACAAGAGACAGTGTGCAGTTATAAGAAAATCCATGATCGTGGTGCTCCATGAAGTGCTGTCCTGGTCCATACTTGATAAAGTTAAATGCTTCCCAGTACTTTAAGTTATTAATGTTATACATTTTTGAGTAATCCTCAACAACTGGAAGTTTAACATCATATAGATCTTGCCACAATGACTGAAGATTTAATCCCACAGGACTTTTATCATGTTCAATGTCTGTCTTTTTATACTTAAAGTCATTGCAGTCTCTATACTCTGGCATAAGTTGCTTATATCCTACAT